GTGCGACCATCGGGGTTTCGGAGAAACCACTGATTACGGCTCGCAACCGACTCAAGCAGCATGGCCTGATTGATTTTACGCCCGGTGTCAAACGTTCACCCTCTACCTACAAACTGCTTTTACTGGAAAATCTCCAGCCTATTCGGGGGGAATGCGACAGTAAAAGCGGCAGTATTTCCGGCAGTGAATGCGACAGCCTTTCCGGCGAAAATCCTCCAGACATCAATAAACATAAACTAAACGAAAAAGGAAAAGCGGCTAGCGCCGATACTTCCTCTTCCGATTTAGAAGCTGGTTCGGTAGCCGAGCCAAAGCCGGAGAGTCCGGCTTTGCCCGCCCCAAAACCCACTCGCAGCCCCAAAAAGCTCAAAGCCAGCGCCGACGAGGTAGAGGCTTTGGCCCTACCCCACCCCGGCCCCGAGTTCGCCCAGTTGTGGGCTGACTTCCGGGCCATGCCCAAGCAAGTCAAAAAGCCCGTGACCTCGCTGCGCCGCCTGCTGGCCACGCTGGGCAAGTATGAACAAGGCTATGCTTGCCTCATGCTCGAAAAAGCCATTGAGGGCAACTGGTCGGGTGTGGAGTTCGACGGCACGGCCGAGGCCTACGCCAAGTGGCAGGGCGAGCAGGCCCGCCGGCCCAGCCCCACCCCAGCACCCAGCAGCTTCGACCCCGACGCCCTGTTCGGCTACACCCAATCGGCGGCCGAGGGCCTGGCCCAATCCCGCAACACCCCCGAGTACCTGCACTACCTGGCCGAAGCGGCCGCGCTGTCCAACGTCGCCTAACCCTCTCTTTCCCATGCCTGTCACGCCCCTGCCTTTGCTGCTACCGGCCGTGGACCTCTCCGACGTGGAGCAGGCCACCGACCAGGCCGGCACCACCCTGGAGCAAGCCCTGCTACCGCTTTTCCTCTACTGCGAAAAGACCCAGGGCCGCCCCGAACTCTCCGAGTACCAGTTCCGCCACGTGCAGATGATTCGCGCTGCCCTCGACGCCGCAGCCGCCTACGCGGTGCAGGTCGAACAGCGCCACACGGCCACCCAGGCCAACGTCACGGCCCTCAACCGCCAGCTGCACTACGCCTACGACGCGGCCAAGCCCCACTCGCTGGAGCAGGCCCTGCTCATCGACTGGCAAAGCATCGCCCTGAACCTACTCGACCGCCTGCGCCGCCCCACCGCGGCCCCGCTTTCGCCGCTGGTAGCCCGCCTGCGCCAGCTGCCTGCTTTCGAGCACAGCCTTTCCCGCCTCGACTGCCCGCCCGACGTGCGCCAGCAGCTGGCTGCCGTATCCGCCCGCCACTTACCGCCCCCCGCCCATGCCGCCTAACCTGCACCGCTTTACCACGCAGGCGGCGCACCGGGCGGCCCCCACCGCCCCCGAGCGCCCCAACCCCGCCGAGGCCCTGCTGACCGCCACGGCCGCCTGGAAGGAGATGAAAGACTCCTGGTACAACGAAGACCCCAACGGCCTGCCCACGCACTTCCCCACCATCGCCCCGCACTGGTCGTGGCTGCCCGACGAGGTGACGCTCGTCACGGGCTGGCCCGGCCACGGCAAAAGCGAATTAATGCTCCAACTCATGCTCACCAAGAGCGTGTACGATGACTGGAAGTGGGCGCTCTACGTGCCCGAGAACATGCCCGCCCGCCGTGCCCTCAACAAGCTGGTGCAGAGCTATGTCGGCCGCACCACCAACCCCAAGGCCGGCTCGGCCCGCATGAGCTTCGGCCAGTACGAAGACGCCGCCGCCTGGGTGCTGCAACACTTCCACCTCATCAACCCGCGCCGGGCGGGTTCGCTCTCGGAGCTACTGCCGGTCCTCCAGCACGCCGTGCAGGCCCACCAGGTCAACGGCTGCCTCATCGACCCCTGGAACGCGCTCTCCACCAACCTCAAGGACTACGGCGGGCGCGAAGACGAGATGTTGAAAAGCCAGCTCAACGACGTGCTCGACTTTGCCGAGGACGAGCACCAGTGCGTGGTAGTCTGCGCCCACCCTTCGGGCGATGCCCGCACCAAGGACAAAGAGATGAACCTGAAAGTACCCGACCAGTACAGCGTAAGCGGCGGTCGCATGTGGGCCAACAAGGTCGATAACTTCCTGGTGGTGCACCGCCCCTACGCCGACGACGACCCCACCAACACGGCGGTGGACTTCTACGCCCGCAAAATCAAGCAGGAAGGCCTCGTAGGCATGAAAACGCCCAAGGAAGGCGTGCGCCTGAGCTACGAACGCGGCACCTCGCGCTACCTCGACCCCAAGCTGGGCCATGCCCCGCTCGACGTGAAGGCTATCCAAAACTACCGCCAGCACGGCACCAACCTCCCAACTGCACCGACCCAGGGCAACGTGCCCTTCCGCACCGACGGCCCCAGCGACTTCGACAACTGGCACCCAAACGGCAAACCCATTACTCTCCCATGAGCTACAAGAAGCAGTACCCCGCCCTCAAACCGGCCCGCCGCCACCTGATAGCCCTGTTACGCCGTACCCCCGGCCGCCGCACGCGCTGGTACCGCCAAACCCAGCGCCGCCGCCCCTGGCTGCTGCGCGAGCTGACTGCGGGCGAAAAGAACCTGATGCAATACAAGGGCTTGGCGGAGTGCCTCGCCGGCCTGCTGGAGCCGTTCCGGCGCACCCGCCCCAAGGGGCATCGCCAGCTACAGGAGTTGCTCCAAGACGCAGATACCCGCCCGGTAGTCGTGGCCCAGGTACAAGAACTGCAAGCCTGCCTCGACCGCATAGCTCCCGAGTACCGCCGCCATGGCCAGCAGCTTGACCACTGGCGAGCGCAATGGCCCCGCCTCTCAGCGAATGCCCGGCAGCGGCTCCAGCAGGAAGACAAAGCCATCTGCCTTAGCTACTACCACGACGGCATACACCTACTGGTGAAAGAAGCGACAACTGATGTTGAATTCATCAAGCGACTCTGCTCCGAAGCCTTTGAGCCAGTACCTGAGCCGTGGGTGGATACTGCCACTGCCAAGCCCGGTCCAACGCCTTACTCTACCTAATGCTGCGCACTGCCTTTCGAGTCGATGCCAACCAGCCCGCATTACTGTCGCTTCGTGAATACGAGCGTCGTTGGCCCTGAGCCACCCGAACTCCCATTAGCAGAGAAGGTAGTGGTAAGCGCATATCCTTGCTGGGCTAGCTCTACAATCAAAAGGCGTGTGTATTCAGCCTGACCGCTCATGAGGTTTCCCTCTCCTTTCTCTTTCATCTGCTTTATGCTGGGTACACGATGCTCTGGCTTGCTACCGGCCCGAGCAATATCAAAGTCTAAGGACCCATAGCTCTCCGTCACCTTCACGACAACGATGTCAGCGGCGCTCGTCTGCGCCATCACTGGAGAAGAAGCCAATGCCACCAGGCATGCCCCCAAGAATAAGAGTTTTTTCATGGCCGCGAATATACCCGACAGCACCCCCCAACCCCAGCCCGCACCGCCCCATCGCGATGCGGGCTACGGCGTGGTAGAGCCTACCGATGGCCGCGGTCTGCGCATCGTGGTCTGGGCCGCTTCGCCCGCCTGCGCTGCCGAGGTCTGCGCCGTGCTGCGCAAGCATGGCCACAAGCCGCACGGCACCGACCACTTCCTCACCGAGTCCAAACCCCAGTAGCCTCACCTGCTTTCTGCTATGCAACCCACCAATCGCTTTCAGCCCAGTACCGCTTACCACCCCACGCCCACTTTCGCGCAGCCCCAGGTCAGCAGCCGGGAGTGGCCTACACTCACGCTCTACCGCGACGGCCTGGCGAACCTGAACGGCCTAGCCACCGAGCTACTTCGCCAGGCCAACTCGGTGGCTCTGGTGGCCCCGCCGGCTACCAAGGCCGGGCGGTTGGCAAAGGCTTGGCAGCTGCACGCTGGCGGGCCACTGGCGCTCATCCCGCACGGCAGTCGGGTAAGTACCCGCTTTCGTGCCCTAGCGGCCGCCACAGCCCTATTCGCAAGCTTACCACTGGAAATCAAGACACTGAGCTACGTACTAACCCCCGAGCCCAGCCACGTTGACCGTTGGCGGCTGCTGCCTATCTAGTCTGTGCAACAATGCCTACACCTCAATAAGGTAGTCGGCCAGGGCACGGCGGAACTTTGAAGCATGGCCCGCCCGACAGACTATACCCCCGAAATCGCCAAGCGCATCTGCCAAGAATTGGCCGAGGGGCGCTCGCTGCGGGCTATTTGCGAAGATGAGGGGATGCCTCACCGCTCTACAGTTTATGACTGGCTTGACGCAGGCTTGCACGGGTTTCCCGACCAGTACGCCCGCGCGCGCACGAGGCAGGCCGATGCCCTGCTTGATGAGATTCTTGAAATCTCTGACCTGACAGTGGCCGACACCATTGCCGGGGAGTATGGCCCACTGCCTAATCACGAATGGATTACCCGCTCGAAAGTGCGGATTGATGCCCGCAAATGGGTCATGAGTAAGCTGGCTCCCAAGAAGTATGGTGACAGTCGGCAGCTCGACGTCACCAGCGGCGGCCAGCGTGTCACTGGCTTCGCCATTGTAGACTACACGGCCGATGATAGCGCAGCTTAAAACCTTCGCCAAGCAGCGCGAAGCCCTGCGCCTACTGCGTGACCTGCACACCAACGAGGTCATGTATGGTGGCGGCGCACGCGGCGGCAAATCATGGATTGGTAACGCCTGGGTAATTATGTGCTGCCTATCCATGCCCGGCAGCGCGTTCCTCACGGCCCGAGAGGAACTGACGAAATTGCGAGACACGACGCTACTCACCTTTCACAAGGTCAGTCACGCGCTCAAGGTGAAGGCAGAATATACCTTCAACGCCACCAGCCTCACAGCCACGTTTCATAACGGCAGCGTCATCTTCTTTCGGGAAATAAAGTGGCTGCCCAGTGACCCCGAGTTTGACCGGCTGGGCTCTTACGACCTGACAGGAGCCTTCATCGACGAGGCGCAGCAGATACACCCCAAGGCCATCAGCGTGCTGCGGGGGCGCTTCTCGCTGCTTAGTGGGCTCACTGCCGACGGTCAGCCGTGGCGCACCGTGCCCAAGGTGCTCTATACCTGCAACCCCTCGAAAAACTGGATTTACACCGACTTCTACAAGCCGAGTGTTGAGGGGAGACTTGAGCCGCACAAGGCGTTCGTGGTGTCGCTGGCTACTGATAATCCGTTCGTTAGCGAAGACTACCTGACCAACTTGCGCCGCTCCGATGCCGTGACCGTAGCCCGCCTGCTCGACGGCAATTTTGAGTACGACGATGACCCTACCGTGCTGGTGGGCTACGACGCTATCACGCAGTTGCTACTCAATGACATTGTAGCCACTGGCCGCCATTGCCTCACGGTGGACGTCGCGCGCTTTGGCGCCGATACCACAGTCATCTACCGCTGGCTAGGCTTTCGCCTGGTAGAGCGCACCGTGCTCAAGAACTACGCCGTGCCCGAAGTGGCCGACGCCGTAAAGGGCAAGATGCGCCAGCATCGCATTCTGGCCGGGCAGGTGGTAGTAGATGATGACGGTGTGGGCGGTGGCGTAGTAGACCTCATACCCGGCTGCGTACCCTTCGTGGCCAACAGCGTGCCGCTGGCCGACCCGGCCGCCACCAAGGTGCGCAACCCCAAAACCGGGAAGCTGGAGCCGCCCAAAGAGAACTACGACAACCTTAAAAGCCAGTGCGCTTTCCGCATGGCGGGCCGCATGGTACGCGGTGAAGTGTTTGTGTACCCCGAAGCCGCGGGCACCGATTGGGACCGCATCGCGGAAGAGTTAGCACAGTGGAAGCGCCTCAAGCCCGACAGCGACGGCAAGCTGCGACTAGTACCCAAAACTACGATGAAAGCCGCGCTGGGCCGCTCGCCCGACGATGGCGACAACTTCATCATGCGCGAAATGCTGGAGTTATCCGCTCCCAATTACAATCGCCACCGCGCCAAATCTTCACTTATCAGCTAAATGCCCACCACCCTCACCCTGCACCCCACGGGCCAAGCCCTTACCGTGCCCACCTGTTGGGCCGACGTGCCCCTGGCGCACTTCGTGGCCCTGCACGCCCCCGAACCCGGCGAGCAGCGCACCGCCGCCGAGCTACTGCTGGGCCTCGACGCAGGTGCGCTCAGCCAGCTCGCCGCCGATGACGTGGTGTACCTGGCCAACTTGTTGGAGTTCAGCAGTGACGCCAACGACGTGGAAGCGCTGCTGCCCACGCCCGGCCTGCCCAACGTGGGCGCGCTGCCCTGGGGCGTGCTGGTGCTCTGTCAGCAGCAGTTTGAGGCCAACGCCGAACGCCCCGCGCTGGCCAGCCTGCCCTACGTGCTGGCGGCCTACCGCTGCCAGCTGCTGCACGGCAACACTGACCGCCTCGATGCGGTGCTGGCCCAGGTGCTGGCCGCGCCCGTCACGGAGGTGTATGCGGACGGAATGGCTTTTACCTCAGCTGCTCACAGGTCGCTGAGCGGCACCAGCCAGACGAAAGCGACCACCACGAGCCAACCGACGAGGAAATTGAAGCCGGCAGCGAAGACCTGGCGGCGCAGTTTGGCGTGGCGCTGGCCCTGGACGCGCTGGCGGGCGGCGACGTGACGAAGTACCCCGCCGTGCTGGCCACCGATGCCGACACGGCCCTTTTGAAGCTCAGGATGCTCAATGCGCAAGCAGCTTACCAGCGGCGGTATCAGCAGATTATTCACGATAAAAAAGATTAAGCTATGACTTACGCCGCCCTCGTCTTCGCCCTCGAAACCCTGGCCTATCAAGCCGGGGCCAAGTCCTTTTGGGCCGGGGCTAAAGCCGCCAGCGGCCTCAACTACAACGAGCCCTTCCCCTGGTGCGAGTTCTTCAACACGCAGCCCAGCCAGCTGCTGCCGGGCGTGGTGCGCTACAGCATCGGCATGGGCTTCTACGGCAAGGACGAGCACGAGAACGCCAACTACGCGGGCAATGCCGGGGCCAGCGGCGGCGATACCACCGTGCAGATTCAGTCCGACATGGACGAGCTGACGCAGCGCTTCGAGCAGCTGCTGCAAGAGGCTGACGAGTGGGAAGTCGTCGGCCAGATGAGCCGCACGCCCACGCTGCGCAACGGCACAAAGATTGGCACCGGCCTTTTTATTGACTTCACCCTTGACGTAGCCCGTTCATGCTAGCCTCTGCCTCCCTGGCCTTCCGGCAGGCCGGCCCCGAGCTGCTGGCCTCCGCCGTGCAGGCCCTGCGCACCTACCCGCAACAGCCCAGCGGCCGGCCAGCCTACGCCACGGGCCGCACGGCCGCCGCGCTCAGCTTCGAGACGGGTGATGACTTCGTTGAGTTGCGCGGGCCGCTGCACGCCCAGGCGCTCATCACTGGCCGCGGCCCCACCAGCGCGGGCGCGCCCGCCAGCGAGCCCCGCTTGGCTGAGGCGCTAGCCCAGTGGGCCGCGGCCAAGCCCGGTTTTACCCTGCGGCCGGGCCATACCTACCAGCAAGCGGGCTACGCCCTGGCCCGCCGCATCCACGCCCGCGGTACGGCCCTCTACCGCCTGGGCCAGCCCTCGGGCATTTTCCAATCGGTGCTCACCCAGCAGTTTCTCGACCTGCTCAAGGCCCGCATTGCCGCAGGCGAGATGGTGGCCATCACGTCGGCCCTCACCGGTGCCATTCAAGGCAAGTAACTATGTGCGACCTCATTATTGTCAGCGTCACGCCCTACGCCCCGACTACTCAGGGCGGCACCGGCAGCGTCACGATTCGGTTTACTACCACCGATGACTTCGTTATTTTCAGCATCGCCGGCCCCGTCAATCAAAACCCGGGCATCGTCGCTGCTTTTGATGGCGTGGTATACGGACCAAACCTGCCGCCGGGCACCTACACTTACTCGCTGAACCAGCAAAACGACCAGGGCTGCACCGAAACGGGTACCTTCACCGTGCCGGATTTCGTGCCGGTTCCGGGCTGCACCGATGAGTACGCCGACAACTACGACCCCGCGGCCACGGTGAGCAACAACAGTTGCACCTACACCCCGCGTTGGCGCTCGGCCTGGCAGCCTCTGGCCGTGCGGGTGGCAGCGCAGGCCGGTCAGGTGGCGGCCTACGTCGCGGCCGAGCTGCGCATCGGCTTTCGGGCTGGCCACCCGCTGGCCGCTACTAGACAGCTGGGCGCGCCGATTGAGCTACGGGCCACCGTGGGGCCGGATGGGTACGCCACCTTCGTGCTGGGGCCATATTTGCGGCCGGCACTGGGTGCAGCCGATGGGGTCGGCGGCTACCGCTACGACTTGAATAGCCTCACCGCTTTCGAGGCCGACCTCTATGTGGGCTATGAGCTACGGCGAGCCGGCACAGATGAGCTACTGGAGCACGGCTACGCGCTGAACGCGGCCGTGCCCGATGCGCTGCTGCCACCCGATGGCGTGCAGCTGGCCCCCTTCGCTGTTATGCCGGAGTGGCCAGGCTACCTCGACTACACCGTAGCGACGCTCAGCACCAAGCTGGGTGGGTTCGGGGTCGTGTCGGGCTCTGTTTCCGGCGACTACGATACCGTGCGCCTGCCCTGCCCGCTCAACCCGCTGCCCGTGCGCTGGCTGGCCCCCGGCGGCGGCTACGGCTTCTGGGTGTTTCAAGGCCGCCCGCAGCTCGGCGACAGCGTGGGCGAAGGGCAGGCCTTTCGCGAGGCTAGCAGCGGCCAGCAGCGCTACAGCGACCCCGGCGACGCCTACCAGACCTACAAGGCCACCAGTGGCGTGTTCAAGGGCGATAGTCTGCTGGCGGGCCTACGCACACTGTGGCGCTCGCCCCAGGCCTGGGCGCAGCTGGAGCCAGGCGGTGACTGGCTGCCCATCGTGATACCGCGCGGCGACCGCGATGTGGCGCGGGTAGGCATTCGGCGGCAGGAGTTGATACTCAATTTTTCACTAGCAGCGCCCGAGTGGGCACAGGGGCAATGAGGATGATTAAGCACTTAGACTTAAAAGAGGGGATGGAATTGCCTTACCGCGACCCGCGCAATGCTGGCTGGTTTGGCGTGATTAAGCGTGTACTGCCACGGATGGCTGGCTTTTCAGGCCGCGGGTGGACTCGTTACCGCATCCACCAGCGCGGCCCGCATGGGGTGACTGAGTACGGCGTAGATAGAACCATCGGGGAGATTAACCGTGAGTACACGTTACCTGTATGAGCACCACCGCCAACGCCATCCTGCTCAACGCGGCCGGCCACCGCGTGGCCCTGGACCTCGATGACGAGACGCAACTGCTGCCCTCGTTTCAAGCCAACGACCGCACGAAGCCCGACACCATCCAATCGGACTACTCGCCCGAGTTCAGCGTGCCCGCCACGGCCAAAAATCACCGCCTGCTCGGCCACGCCGCCGTCAGTCAGCCCGTGCCGGGCGCAGCCTATAAGCGTGTACCCGCCGTACTCACCAGCGGGGGCGTGGAGACGCTGCCGCTGGCCACGCTGCTCATCAAGGGCTACAGCGAGGGCCGTTACAATCTGCAACTAGTGGGTGGCAACCGGCGGCTGGTGGAGGCATTGGGCGATAAGAAGCTCAGCGACCTCGACCTGAGCCGTTTCGACCACAATTGGACGCCCGCCAACATCCTGGCCGGGCTACCCCATGCCTATTGGCAGGCCAACGGCTGGGGCTACGAGTTCTACGACCGGGGCAAGCCGGTAGACTTTCAGAACACTGGCCCCTACAGCCTCTACCCGTCCTGCTCGGCTGACTTGGTATTGCGCCAGATTGTGGCCGACGCCGGCTTCACGGCCGATAGCCTGCTGGCCGAGCCGCTGTTCGCGCAACTCAATGTGCCCAGCGCTAACCCGTTCACGTTCGATTCGGACTACCGCGAAGCGCGCAACCTGAAATCTGGATTCCGGCACACCGGCAACTGGTATAAGGGCGCCGAGTTTGCCCCTGAACCCGTACCCAACAACTACACCAGCGCCAAGCCCTACGCCCTCGGGGCCGTGGCAGCGGCCCAGGGCAGCACAGCCAACCGCTACGTAGTAACGACACTTGGCTTCTATGACATTGAGTACAGCGCCCACGTCTATTTTGGGTGTAACGAGCTACTGTCCGGCGAGGTCAGCATGAAGTTCTTTCCCGAGCTTAACGGCTCAGCCATGTACGAGGCCAACGGCGACCAGGTGAAGGCGGAAGAACGGGTGGGCAAGTTCACGGACACCACGCTTTCGTTCAGCAAGAAGCGCGTACTGCTGCACCCCGGCGACGTGGTGGTGGTGAAGGTGCAGGGTGATGAGTGGCCCAGCAGAGGCTTAGGGCCCTATGACCAGCAGTGGTACATCGGTACGCGCACCATCAACCCCGCGCCGCCTTTCTCGGGTGTCGAGCCGGCCGTCTCGTTTTCGGTTACACTCAATGAGGAATTTCCGCCTGGCGGCCTCGTGAAGCTGAATGAGTGGCTACCCGATATGAAGCAGCTCGACTTCGTAAAGGCTATGATGTTGGTGCTGGGCCTCACCATTCAGGTTGACCAATACACCCCGCACCTGCGCTTCGCCCCCGGCTGGAAGCTGCTGGCCAATGCGCGCCGCGCGAAGGACTGGACGATGAAGCGCGACGCCTGGGCAGTGCCCGGCCGCACGCCTGAGCGTGACCTGGCTTTTCGCTTCGGCGATTATGGCCAGCTCAACCACCTCAAGTGGAAGGAAGATGAGAATGTAACCGCCGGCTACGGTGATGGCAGCCTGACCGTCGCCGACGAGGTGCTACCTGACGAGTACGAAATGGCTACCCTACCATTCGCCGCCACCGAGGCCAGCCAGCAGGTACCCAGCCTGCTGCGCATTCTCAACTTTGACACCGACGACGCCACCGCCAGCCCAGTAGTGTACAGCAGCGTCAAGGCCGAGCCCCGGCTTACCCTGCGCCCACCTGCGCCCGACCTCAGCGGCCAGCTCATCATGCAGCCCGCCACTGATACCACGGCCGCCGTGCTGGCGGGCTTCACCACGACGGTCAGCTACTTCGACGGTAGCCCGCTGAGCCTGATGCTGAATAAAACGGTGCTGACCACCTACTGGCCGGATTTACGCGCCATGCTCGACCAGAGCCGCTACCTCACCGAGCGCTACCGCCTTACTGCGCAAGATGTTGCCGAGCTTGATTTTTCAGTCCCCATCTGGGATGGCCTGCTCAGCGACTATTTCGCCGTGAGCCAGATAAGCGAGTTCGACGCCCGCCGGCCGACTGAGGTGAAGCTGTGCCGGCTTAACGCCGCGCACCTCGGGCCGCCGCCAGTGCCGCCCGTGTTGCCGGGTGGCCAGCTAAAAGAGTGGTGGGGCAAGGAGTGGATTGCAAGTGAATGGTATTAATACATAATAAGCTATGGCACAAGATAATGTAACCATTCTGCGGGTGCAGCTTGATGAGGGCAAAACCGAAGAGCAGCTGCGTAAGCTGGTGCTCGACATCGAGGCGACAAAAGACGCGCAAAAGCAGCTAACTGCCGCCCGCAAGGCCGACGCCATCACGGCCGACGAGTACGCCAAGCAGGTGGTGGACTTGCGCACCAAGCTGACCGGGCAGCAGCAAACGCAGCGCGGCCTTACCAAAGATTTGGAGCTTTACCGTGCCGCCCAAAATGGGCAGGTCGATAGCTACAAAGCTACCCAGGCCGCACTCAGCCTGGCCATCCGGCAGCAGCAGGAGCTCGCCGGCTCGGCCGACAACAGTAGTGAGGCCAGCCAGGCGCTCACCAAACAGATTGAGCAGTACCGCGCCACGCTCAAAGCCACCGACGAGCAGCAGGGCGCGTTTTTTCGCAACATCGGCAACTACCCCAAGGGCGAAAACCTCGAAAGCCTAGTGCGCCAGTTGGTGAAGTTGCAGGAAGAAACCAAGGGCCTCACCGCGGGCACGGAAGAAGCCAGCCGCGCCCAGATGCGCATCATTGGATTTCAGACCCAGGCGGCCCAGGCCGGGGCGAAAGAGGGTAAGAGCTACGAAGAAACCACCAACTTCGTGCGCGAGTACGGCGAGGCTATCCGGCCGGCCACCGCCGCGCTGGTGCAGTTCAGCCAACAGCAACAGCAGGCCGCCGAGACGGGCGAAGCCACCGGCGAGGCGATGGCGCAGATTGGGTTTAAAATCGGGGCGGCTGAAAAACAGATAAAGGAGGCCACCGAAGCCCTAAAAGAGGTGCCCGAGGTAGCGGAAGATGGCGCCAAAGAAACCAAGAGCCTTGGCGCGGGCCTGCTCGACGCGGCCAAAAGCAGCGACAAGTTGGGCGGGGCCGTGGACGTGCTCACCACGGCCAAAGAGAAGTACACCGCGGCCGCGGAGCTGGCCAAGGTGGCCACGGCTGGCGAGGTGACGGTGCTCGGGGCGCTGAAGCTGGCATTACTGGCAACTGGGCTGGGCGCGCTGGTGGTGGTGCTGGGCCTGGTCATCAGCGGGCTCTCGAAGTCGCAGGCTGTTACCGACCTGCTCAGCCGCAAGATGGCCGCGTTGGGTGGTTTTATTCAACCCATCATCAACCTGGGCGCGGAGCTGGGCGAGAAGCTGGTGGCCGCCGCCGAAGACCCGCAGCAGGCGTTTTCTGACCTGCTTGAGTTCCTCGAAACCAACGTAGCCAACCGCTTCAAGGCCATCGGCGTGATTATCGACGCCATCCGTAGCCGGAACCTTACCAAGCTCACCGACGGCGTGGTGCAGCTCGGCACGGGTATCACCGATGCCACTGCCAAAACTAAGGCGCTGAGCCAGGAGATGGCCGCCGCCGCTCGCTCGGCTGAAGCCATTGAGCGGGAAAGCCAGCGCATTCGCGAAGCCGAGCGGGCGCTGAATGTGCAGCGTGACGAGAGCCGCGCCAAGATTGAGGGGCTGAAAAAAGCCAGCGACGACAGCACCAAGTCGGTGGGCGCCCGCGCGGCCGCGGCCAAAGAAGCGGCGCGCATCGAAAACGCCCTACTGGCCGAGCAGCAACAGCTTCAGGATGATAAGATTAAAAACCTGCAAGCCGAGCAGGCGCTCAAGCGCAGCCTCACCACAGAGGATAAAGACGCGCTGGCGACCCTACGCCGTGAACGCGCCCAGACCGCCCAGGAGTCGCTGACTTTGCAAACCGAGTTGCAGAATAAAATCAACAGCCTCAACCAGGAGGCTATTGACAAAAGCATCGAGCGCCGCGCGCAGGCGATTGCGCTGGAAATCGCGCTGCTCAATAAGCAGCTGGCCCAAGTGCAGGTGAACAGCGACAAGGAGCTAAGCATCCGCCAACAGGTGCTCAACAAACAGCGTGAGGCAGAGCTGAACGTAAAGCACCTGACAGTGGCGCAGAAAAAGGCCATTGATGTCAAGTATGAAACCGATAGCCTGGCCCTGTCACTCGACTTCAACCGCCGCCGACTGCAAGCTGCCTTGCAGGCCGAGGCCGACCTTACCAGCGCCCGGCTGGCCCAGCAGCAGGCAGGCAGCATCGAAGCGCTGCAAGCCCAGACCGACCAGATAGAAAACCAACGCCGGCTCGCCATCGCCGGGCTGGCGGCCAATGCCGACAACACGGCTAAAATCGCCGCTATCAATGCCCAGGCCGAGCAGCAGCGCCGGCAGCTGGAATACCAGCAGGCTACCACCGACTTGCAACGTTACCTCAATGGCAAGCGTGAAGCGATTGAGCTCGACTACGCCAGGGGACTGATTCAAGAAGGCGAGTACCAGCGGCGGCTCGCAGCCGTAGCCACAGCCGGCACCGACGCGCAGGCTGTGGTAAATGCGGACTACCGGCAGAGCAACACCGAAAACGCCCAGCAGGCCGCCCAGAATGAGATTGAGGCCGCCCGCCAGCACACTGCTGAAATCAAGCAGCAGGAACAGGCAAAGCAGCAGATAAAGGAGGCCACCATCGGCGCCGCCCAGGCCGCTACCGATACCATTATTCAACTCTACGGTGAGGAATCCGGCGCCGGCGTAGCAGCGCTGGCCATTAAAAAGGTGCTCGCCTTGGCTGAAATCGCGTTGAACCTGCAAAAGGTACTCTCAGCCAACGCCGTAACCGCCGCATCTATCTCGGCCGCTATTCCGGTGGTTGGGCCCGCACTCGGCACGGCTTATAAAATCGCCGCCGATGCGCTGGCTATTGCCTCGGCGGCGGCCAGCGCCGCCAGCATTCTGAAGCTCCAGCGGGGCGGCATCGCCCACGGTCCAAGCCACGAAAATGGCGGCATCCATCTGTACCGCCAGGGGCGGGCCACAGGTATCGAAATAGAGGGCGGCGAGGCCGTGCTGACTAAGAACGTCACGGCCAACCCGCTGCTGCTTTCGCTGGCCAGCACCATTAACCAGCTGGCCGGTGGCCGGGCGCTGGTGCCGGGCGTGCCCGTACCCCGCATGGCGCTGGGCGGCGTTGCGCCTGCGCTGGTGCTCAACCAGCTTCGGGGCGGGGCCGGTGATGCGATAGATTATGACCGGCTGGGAGAAGCCACAGCGCAGGCCCTACGCAAAAACCCGCCCGTCAACCGCTGGTCTGACTTTAAAGCGGCTGAAGGACGGGATGCCGAAACGCAGCGACTGAGCAACGGCTAGCGGGCATAGGTATCGGTGGTGACGTAGCGCGTGCTACCGCTGTTGTCGGTGCTCACTACTGTGAGGTTACTGTTAGTCAAAACATCTACTCGCGCAGTGGATGTTTTGCCACTAGTGACCAGGGTAATGGTGCCGCCTGAATAGGTGTAGGTACCCGTAGTGATTATGTCAACGCCCGTACTGGTTACGCTTTTATCAGCTACAGTGGTGTAAGTTCCGTTAGTATTATAAGTTACCTTGAAGGTATTGGGTACTACCGTTTTGGACTGACTGGTAACAGCGCCCGACGTTTGATTCGTGGCAACTGTGGTTTCCGAGGTCCAAACCCAAGTGCCGCCAGTAAGCGCAGGCGTGGCAGGAGCGGGGTCATTACCACCTTTGGAGCAACCGGAAAGGCCAGCAAGCAGCAGGCCAGCGAGTAAGAGTTTTTTCATAGGCCCGCCAAGGTACTACGCCACCTTTTGCTGCGGCGCCACCGGCGGGTAGTGCGGCACACGTACCAAGCGCCCGGCCGCGATGTCATTAAGGAAGGGCGTGATGTAGGCGTTGAGGGTAAGGCCTTCGGCCTCGGCCTGTCTTTTCAGCTTCTCAACGACTTGGGGCCTCGGATTGACCTGCATAAAAAATAATGCCGGCACTTTGCCAGCGTTTCGCTAGTGAAGTTCCGGCACTTTTTGCCTACCCCCAAGGGCAGAAGAAACCTTTGTTGCACAGCGCCCAAACAGGCTGGCAACAATGCCCGAACTCGCAATTCCAGTAGGAGAATACATTGGCCCCGGCTACGTCGATTGGGACCAATTCGAGTACGTGCCCGGCTTCACCGTCGATGACATCAAGATGCGGCTGCAATACGCCCAGTACGATGGCGTCGTGGTTGATGGCATCCTGCTGCAATTCGGCATCTGCTACGGTGGCTCCACCCGCCACGCGATGGACATTCACAACTACTTGCGCAGCCTGGGCATTCCGGTGCGGGCGCACGTGATGAGCGTCACGGCCAGTTCAGGCACCATCGTGGCCCTGGCCGCCGATGAGATTGAGCTGGAGCACACGGCGCAGTGGATGGTGCACCGCCCCCTGTTTTCGGAAGGCAGCCAGTCGCAGCGCAGTGAGGACATTCGCGCCGATGCCGACCGCCTCGACCGCGAAGAGCAGGGCATGGTGGACCTCTACGTGGCCTGCACCGGCAAAACCGAAGCAGAAGTACGCGCCCTGATTGCCGTGGACCGCTTCATGTCGGCCACCGAGGCCCTGGCTTTCGGCTTTGCCACCAAGGTGAACCCGCTTAAAGGCAAGGCGCCGGCTACCGCTCAGGTGCAGGCCCGCCTCAAAACCGTCCGCTTGGCCGTGGCCCGCGCCGACAAGCACGCCGTGCGCCTACGGGCCGCCTCCCCCAAACCCAAAGCTTCAACTAAACCGGCCCGCCCGGCCGCTACTCCCCGCCCTATGGCTAAGACCCCCGCTAAGCCGGCCACCAAGCCCGCCGCTCAGAATCGCAGCAGCCTGACGGCCGCGCAGAAATCCGCTGCTCAGGCAGTTGCCGCCCTGGCCAAGTCGCTGGGCGTGAAAGCCACCATCGAAGGCATCGAAGCCGATACGGAAGTAGAGGCCGTAGCTACGCCCACCGTGCTGGCTAACGGTGACGGCACGCTCTACACCGATGGCGAGCTGGCCCAGGGCTCGGAAGTCTTCAACGACGAGGCCCTGACCGAGCCGACCGCTGACGGGGTGTACGGCACGGAAGACGGCCGCGATATTACCGTGGCCGCGGGCGTGGTAGAATCTATCGCGCAAACGGCCGCTGCGACGGGCGAAGAAGCCCCCGCCGCCGACACCGCAGCCATCACGGCCGCCATTACCGCCGCGCTGGCCCCTATCACGGCTGACCTAGCCGACCTCAAAGCTAAGATTAACAGCACCGTACCGCCCACGCCCCGGCCGCGCGCGGCGGCCGCCCAGGTGCCCGATGGTAAAGCTAAGCCCAAAGCCAAGGCGCCCCATCACAGCACGATGTAGGGCATAGACCCCGCTGATACGCAACCTTCTTTTCTGCATTCGTTCTATGCCTTTTTTCGAGAATACTCCCGCCTACCGGCCGCCCGTGTCCATCGTTACGCAGCCGGCCCGCACCATCCCCACGCTAGCAGAGCTGGGCATCCGCATCATTCCCAACGTCAAAACCGAAGTCATTACGGCCGGGCTGCTGGCCAAAGACAAGGTGACGGTGAAAGACACCGGCTGCGGTGACTTCGTGGGCACGGGCAAGTTGGCCACCTGGACCACCAACAGCCTGTCCGTTGACAAGCTGGTGGCCCAGGATGAGGACTGCGCCGAGACCTTCGAGGGCACCATTCTGCAAGGCATGCTGGCCGCCGGCCACGCCAACGACTCCGACCTGACGGGCACCGAAATCGAAAAGCTGGTGCGCGTCTACCTGGAAGGGGGCACGGCAGCTTTGAGCGTGGAGCAGCAGGGTATTGTCGGTGATTTGCTCGACCTGGCCCTCAATGACTACGTGTCGCCGGTGGTTTACCGGGACTCGCTGCGCATCTGGATGCTGGGCGACAAAACCAGCTCTAGCCGCGACTACAACCAGACGGACGGCATCCGCAAGAAGCTGCTGGTTAAAAACCCCACTGCCGGCACCACCGCCGCCAACGGTATGTACCGGGGCGCGGCTATCAACTTCGCCGACTTGGTAGCCAACCCGAGCCACATCGATGACTTGCTACAGGACCTCATCGACAGCTCCAGCGATGAGTTGCAGGACATCGATGAGGACCAAAAGGCTTTTTACGTGAGCCGCAGCCTCTACCGCCTGGCCAAAAACCGGGCGCAGACCATCGTCCCGGCTGACAAGTCGAAGTTCGAGTACGACAAGGGCAGCAAGAAAGTGACCTTCGATGGCTTCGAGCTCAAGCAGTTGAAGCTGTGGGAGCAGTACATCAAGGCTGACTTTCCGAATGGCACTTCGCCGCACCTGGCGCTCTACACCGTGCCGCGCAACCTCATCTGGGCCTGCGACCAGGAAAGCGACATGACCACGGCCGAATTCAAATACGAGGCCCGCACCCGCATCAACTGGTGGCGCGTGCTCTCTCGCCTTGGTGCAGCTTTCGCCTACGACATCCTAGTCAGCTTTGCCATTTAGGCGGGCAGTTATCCTATTCATGTGAATCAGCCCCCGGCTTGGGAAAGGACCGGGGGCCATACTTTCAAAGGAGAACCAACCTATGGCAGGCACCGCCACTATTTGCAACCGACTGGCCAACAACCTGAGCTCGCGCAAGTGCCCCGTTTCGGGCGGCACCAACCGCAAAAGCTGGGTTTTTCAGCTCGACCAGTTCACGGGCGCGTTCACGTACAACGGCACTAGCAAAGCCATGTCGGGCTTTGCGCTGCAAGCCAACGAGCTCGGCATCCGCGGTCTGGGCCGCCCCAAAAAGGGCAGCGGCGCCAGCAAGGGCACACAGTCCGAAAACGGCAGCACCGAAGTCGAGCAGACGCTCATTCAGGAATTCACCTTCGCCGACCAGGCGGGGCTTGAAGATTTGGAAGCCTTCCTCAAAGCCGACGCCAAAGTCGTGTTTCAGGAGCTCAACAACGGCAAGATTCGGGTATTCTTCAAGGAGTACGGCAACGAAACCATGACGGCCGAGGAAACCACGGGTACGCTGCTGGCCGACGAGTCGGAAGTGATGAAGTGCACGCTGGTGGGCAAGGAGCCCAAGTTTCCGATGTACTTCGAGGCCCCCGTGGGCTCCAGCGGCCTGAGCCAGCTCGAAGCCAGCCGGGCCTACCTCGATGACTTGACCCAGCCCTAAGCCGTGGGCATCACCATCAACCAGGCGCTGCTCGACCGGGCCACGGCTTACGTGGCGCAGCCGCTGGCGGCCCGCCGCTACGAAGCTGGTTTGGCCGAAGTCACAGCCCTGTATTCAGCAATAACTGGCCAGCCGGCCGCCACGTGCCGGCAGTGCCAATACTCTACCTATTTGGCGGTTGTGCAGGCCTATATCCGCCAGGCCACGCGTGAATTGCACCCCGATACCATGCCTGAATCTAAGTACAGCATCGCCCCTGGCCTCGAAAACGAAACCTTCGTGCACGAAGGGCTTTCGGAGGCCGTAACCGCCGAAAACCTGACCGACAAAACGGCCGAGTTCCTGATGAAACACGGCTTTGAGCACGCTTTCGTGCTGAAGTCGGGCGCCAAAGCAGAGGCTGAGAAAGGCGGCGAGCCCGCCGGCGACGAAAGCCAGCCTACTGAGCGCGAGCAGGCGCTGCAAACCCAGCTAACCCAGGCCACCGAGCAGGCGACCAAGGCTGGTGAGGCCACCACCAAGGCCAAGGCCGAAGCCAGCGACGCCAAAAAGGCGCTCAAGGCCGAGAAAGACGCCCACGCCGCTACCTCGAAAGAACTGGCTGCCGTCAAGCAGCAGCTCGCCGACACGGCCGACAAGCTAGCCCAGGCTACCAAGCCCGCGGAGGTCACCCCCGAGCCCGAAGCCTAAGCCACCGCTCACCTTCTTTCTGCCTAAAAAGCCCGCTTCCTAGCCAGGCGGCGGGCTTTTTATTACCCTCTCGTTCGCAATGGCCCGCCGCCGCACCTCTTCCACCAGCGCCCTGATTACCCCCGCGCCCCGCGCCGCCGGCACCGCCGACATCGTGCCAGGCGAGGGCAAGGGCGGCGTGCAGCTGAAGACGGAAGCCTGGGGCGAGGGCAACAAGTTTCCCCAAGAGGTACTGCGCATCCTCTACGACTCGGGCACGGCCACCACCTGCGCCGAACGCATCGAGCAGTTTGTGGTCGGCAAGGGCTTCGCCTCCGAAATCACCGGCAACACGCTGGCCAACCCCGGCCAGACCTTCAACGAGCTGCTGGCCGAGGCCGGCGCCTACGCCAGTGTGGGGCTAGGCGTGGCCTACATCGTGCGCTTCACCTACGGTGGTGAGCCGGGCGAGGTGTACGTAGCAGCCGTGGACTGCCTGCGCCGCGAAGACCCCAAGCAGGGTGAGCGCTTCGTACTCAACCCCAAGCTGCCGACCGGCAAGATGAAGGCCGAGGACAACGAAATCTACCTGCCCTACGACAGCCAGACCGGCCCGGCCGAACTGGCCGAGGAAGTGCTGGCGGCCGTGCAGTCAGAAACGGGCTACTGGGGCCATATCTGGTGGAGCTTCACCAAGAAGGTGGGCCGCAGCCGCTACCCCGTGCCGGGCTGGTGGGCCGCCAAGGAAGCCGTGGAGGCCGACGCCGAGGCACCGCGCTACGACTTAAAGCAGTTCCGCAATGGCTTCTTTCCCGATGCCCTGTTGTCGGTGGTAGGCAAGCGCTTCACCGAGGAAGTGCCGGTAGAAAGCTGGCAGCCCGGCCCGGGGCAAACGGAAGCTGACCGGCCCTTTGTGGAGTCGCCTGACCTAGCCGACCTCAAAAAGAATGTAAAGGCCCTCAAAGGCAGCAACTCCGATAGCAGCGTGTTTCTGCTGGCCGTCGAGGCAAGCGACGAACTGCCCGACCTCAAGTTTTTCGACCAGGGCCCTAACTCCAAGAACCTGACCGACGCCACCACCCGCCTGGAAGGCCGGGTGTACCGCCGCTTCGGCGTGCCTCCGGTGCTGTGCGGGGTGAGTGAGCCGGGCCTACTCGGCAGCAATCAGCAAATAGTAAACTCGATTCAGCTATTCGGGCTGGTAGTAGAGCCCGCCCGCGAACTGGTGGTAGGGCCGCTGCGCCAGCTTTACCCGCACCTTGACTTCACGGTGACGCCACTCAACCCGGTGGACTATATCGACCCCAACGTGGCGGCGAAAATGACGGATGATGAGTTGCGCGCTACCCGCGGGCTACCGCCACGTGCCGAGGTCACGCCTACCCCCACGCCCAAGCCCCGCGCCAAATGAGCAACCTCATCACCATCGCTGACTTCGCGGGCGTCGTGCCGTTTTCGGTCAATATCGGCGCGCACCTGGTGGCCCCGCACATCGCCGATGCGCAGGAGCTAGACGTGTGGCCGTTGCTGCCCGACGCCCTGCGCACTGAGCTGGCCAAGCCCCGCGCAGGCTGGCTGCCGGCAGTCGAAAAGCTTTTCACTGACCACCTAATACGGCTGCTGGTGCTGGAAAGCGCCCGGCGGATGCTGCTCTGGCACGGCCTGCACATCACCCCCAACGGGGCCGAGAATACGGCTAGTCTGCCCATCACCGACCAGCAGCGCACCCAGATGCGGGCCGACCTGCAAGCCAAGGCCGAGCACAACCGCCCAGCGGTCATCGCGGCTATTGCCGTGCTCTACCCGCCCACTGCCGCTAGCTGCGGCAATCATAACCGCCGCCCCGGCAACGGCGGCCTACGCACTGTTGCGATATGACCTTAGCCCAACTCAAAGCCTTTTTTCGCACCGTCATCAAGCCGGTGCCCGGTGGCCCACCTGTTGGCACCGTGGGCAGCAACCGCGCGGCCGGGGTGCTGGCGGCGCTCGATAAGCTGGCGGAGTTCGTGGCGGCCGCGGTCGCAAACATCCTCACCACTGTCGACCTGCTTGACCTGACCGGCCCGCAGTGCGACGAGGTGATGGCGCTCAGCTACGTGAACTGCGACGCTGACCCGGCCGACTCGCCCGCCTGGAGCTACCCCGGCATGCAGTTCGATGCCCTTGACCCCAACACCGGCGGCAACTACCGCTACTACTGCACGCGCAGCACCTATGTACCGGGCAATCCTACTACTGGCGTTGGTCCTGCTTGGCACCGCGTTGAAAAGCTGTAAGAAAATGGCAACCAACTATATCGGCGGTTACGCCCAAACTTACGGGCCTTATGTGCAGGGTGGCACCCCACCGCCCACCAACCAAGCCCCGAGCGTTACCATCAATGGCACGGCTACGGGCACAGTAGGCACGCAGCAGAGCTTTCAGGCCATTGCCTCGGACTCGGACGGGAAAGTGGCAAAAGTGGAGCTGTGCCTGATGGCCAACGCCAGCACGCTCACTGGCTACACGGTGCTCGATACCGACTTGGTTTCGCCGTTTGTGCTGAACTGGACGCCCTCGGCAGCCGGCAACTTCAACCTGCGCACGCGGGCCACGGATGATAAGGGCGCTACGGGCTTCTCGTCGGTGCTGGCCGTGCAGGTGGCGGGCAAGCCGCTGTTGATAGTCGGAGGCGGCGACAGCATCACGGCCGGGCCAGATAAGGGTACGGGCTCCGACCCCGGCAGCGCGCCGATTGCCTTTGCCAATGCGCGCATCAGTGCACCAGCCAGCAATTATACCCGCATGGGCTACCCTGGCCAAACCTTGCGCTGGTTCCTCGATAACCACTGGGCGGACATGGCCAGCTCCTTCCTGGCTAGTCGCCGGGGCGTACTCTACTTTGCTTTTGGGGCCAACTGCATCAACGCCCGCACCCGTGCCCAGCGCGAGGCCGACAATATTGAAGCTGCCGACAGGGCGCTAAGCTTGCCCAATGTGGAGGCGGTACTCTTCATTCCGGTGCTCAATCGTACCGACCAGTTTGGCTACGCCCTGATGCCCGACGGCACCCACGGCGACTTCAACGCCGAGCGCCTCTACTTCAACAACTGGATGGCTACCACCCTGGCGGCCCGCAGCAGCCGCATCCTGGTGGGCAATTTCAGCCAGGATTCGGCGCTCGGTGCTGCCGGTTATCCTAGCAATGCGCTGCTGTGCTCCTCGGACCAGGTGCACCCCAGCGTAGATGGCTCGCGGCACTTAGGTGAGCGCGTGATTGCCGAACTGATTGGCCAGCTACCTGGCATTACGCTGGGGCCGTACACGGCGGACGGCTCCAGCAGTGGCGGCGGCGGCGGCACCACCTACCTGCCCAGCCCGCAGCCAATCACCCTCGTCGCCAAAACGGCCTACGAGGCCGACGTAAACGGCCGCCTGACGAAAAACGCGGGGGGCATGCAGTGGAATAGCGGCGGCCGAGCCCCGCTCAAAATAGACCTACCCAATTTCGTGGCGGGCGAAACCTGCCTGCTGGAGTATGAGCAGCCGCGGCCTGGGCGAAGCGGGGTGCTGTTCGGGGCAACTAACCAGGCATTTGCGCCTTCCGACATCAGTACCGGCGACTACTGCTTTTATAATGACGCCACCTACTACGGCCTGTGGGAAGTGGGCAGTTTTGCCTCCGCCACCTTTGATGATGGCTCCCAAAGCGGCGCTGGTACGCTACCCGCCGAGGCGGGTGTTCGCCAGCTTCGCTTCACACGCGTGAACGCGAGCAGCGCCACGGGCGACCGGGTGGAATGGCTGGTAGGCGGCAAGGTGCGGCGCACCATCAATGGCAAGTTCACCAAGCAGCTTTTCCTCGTCGCCTACCTCAACGGCGACGGCAGCAACGGCGAGGCGGCCAGTGAGGCCCCGCTCGGCACGGTCACTTGCTCCAAAATTCTAGCCGCGTAGGGCGGTATAGCCATTTTATTCGTCATGCTAACCCTCACCAACAAAGCCCTGCTGGCCCTGCTCAGCGACGCCACCGGCGTGAGCCGGGTAGCGCCCGACCCCACCCAGCAAAGTGCCCCGCTGGTACCGCTGCCCGACCGGATTGCGGCGCTGCAAGGCACCGATACGGATGATGCCCAGGGGCTGCCGGCCGACATCGGCGGCTTGCGCAGCCTCATCCGCACGATGCTCGGCCAGCAGCAGATGCCCACCGGCCAGTGGCCGATGAGCATGAACCGCAGCGCCACCCGGCTCAACCTGCTGGAGCCGCGGGTGGCGCTGCTGGAGCAACTGGTGCAGCAGTACGCGGCCGGCGCCACCGCCACCGATGCCAGTATAAAGGACTTGACCGCCAAGCTGGGGTTGCTCAGTGCTGCGCAAGTCGCCAGCGATGCGCGCCAGACCGCCGACGAGGTGCGCCTGGCCGCCGTGGAGGCCAAGGCCACGCTCACGGCCAGCGCCACCGAGGCCAACCGTCTGGAAATCGCCAAGAACGCCGCCGCCGATGCGCTGCGCGATGCGCGCCTCAGCACCGACGAGGCATTGATTACCGCCGCGCAGGCCGTGGCCACCCAGGCCAAAGCCGACGCCGCCACGGCGCAGAAAAAGGCCGATGACGATGCGGCCGCCGTGCAGGCCTTGCAGACGCAGCTGACTGCCGTGCAGGCCACAGCCAACGCGGCGCAGGCCGCCGCCGCTGCCAACGCCACGGCCTTGGCCAGCAAGCTCGACGCCTCGGCCGTGCAGCGTTTCACGGTGGCCACGCCCGTCGTTTCGCTCGTGGTAGGCACGCCCTACGCCGTGCCCGTGACGCTGCCCAAGGCCTGGGCCAACGGCAACTATCTGGTATTTCTCACCAAGGCCAGCGGCAACACGCTACTGAACGTGTCGCTCAGCGACACCGCCAAAACCGGCCCCGGCTTCACCCTCACCATGCAAACCACCGGCTTGGCCACGCTAGCCGTGGGCGCCAGCTCGGCTGAGGTGCTGGCCATTCAGCTTTCCTAACTCCTATGCGCAGCCACCTCCACAAAGCCGATATCCTCAACAAGCGCCGCCCGCCGCTGGCTCCACTGCCCGCGCCAAAGCGCACACCTGCACCGGTAGCTAAGCCAGCTGGCAGCTTCTACGATAGGGCGCAAAGTGGCCCATTACTCACATCAACCACCTTCCGCCCACCAGCGGCAGCTGCACACAAAAGCCAAGTTACCCAGCAGCGCAAGGAGCTGAAAAGCCGCATCGCGGCCCTGCTGCGCGAACTCCAACCCATCGAAAACGAGCTGGCCGCTGCGCGCCGGCAATTGGCCGCCCTGTAAATGCCACCGCCCGAAACCGACGCCATCATGGTACAAGAACATGAACGCCAGATTATTCGCCTGCAAACGCGGGTGGAGATGCTGGAGACCAACCAGCAGCGCCTGATGGATGAGCTAGCCGTCTACCAGGCGTCCGTGATTGGGCAGAATAAAAAGCTCGATGCCGTGCTCGTGACGCTGGTAGGGGATAGCGCAATGCAAACCAAGGGTCTGATGCAGCGCATCGAAGGCATTGAGAAAGTCACGGATATGGTAACCGAACTCAAATGGAAGGCGGCCGGCGGGCTCGTGGTAGTGGGCTGGGCAATGGCCTCGGCTTACTGGCTACTCGAAAAATTCTTTAAATAAATGAAGCTCATTGACTTTCTAAAAAAGACCTTTTGCGATGCCACCGGCACCCCCGACGGCAAGCTGCTCACCATCGCCGGCGTGGCCGTCATCGTGATGGTCACTTTTCCCGTGGGCTGGATTTTCCACGTCTGGCCACCGGAATACATCTGGACGCCCACGCTGCTCTTTCTAGCCGCCGGGCTGGGCATCGATGCCTACGTGACCCGCGCCAAGATTCAGGCCGATGCCCCGCCTGTGCCGCCGGCCAGCGTGGAAGTGAGCAATGTTGAAAACGTCACCTTACCCCCAACGCAGTGAAGCATCTCTATCTCTTGGCCTTGCTGGCCCTGGCCAGCTGCCAGCCCACCGACAACAGCGTGTCGGCCGGCGTGGCCGCCGCCGAGGCCCAGGCCACCCGCGACAGCGCCGAAGCTGCCCGCCTCGATACCACCGCCCGCCACTACTACGCCCTGGGCAAAGCCGCCCAGGATTCTGCCACTTTCTACCATCTGCAAAGTACCCATGCCCAAGCTCAGACTACTCCTGCTGATAGCGCTGCCCTTCAGCGCTTTTTCGCAAACTATCCCGCCCCCAGCCCCGGCCGCTAGCACCGTGTGCATGCCGGTGGCCACCGCCGCCCGCGTGCGCGATAGCCTGCGCGCGCTGCCGCTGGTGCGCAGGTCGGCCAGCCAGTGGCGCACGGCCGCCGGCCGCTACAAGCTGGCCGCTGATACGGCTTTCGAATCCTACCTCAAGCAAGTGCAGGCCAACGGCAATACGCAGCTGGCCCTGCGCGAGCAGAAAATCGAAACAGTCCGTTATGAGGTCGAGGCCAAAAAGTGGAAAGGCAAGGCCCAGCGCCGCAGCTTTTGGGGCTGGCTGGCCGGGGCAGCGGTGGCGGGGCTTACTATTGGCGCAGTTACTCGCTAAGCCGTGGTCATCTCTATCATCCGCAAGCCGAGCGCCAAGGGCGCGACGCTCAGCACCTGGTACGTCGAGGGCCGCCAGTTTTGCTTCGGGGTCGAAGACGTGGTGCGTGGCCCCAGCGAGGCCAAGGTGCACGGCAAAACCGCCATCCCCACCGGCACCTATCGCGTGCGGGTAACTATGAGCAACCGCTTCAAGCGTCGGCTGCCGCTGCTGGTAAACATGCCCGGTGGCACCATCCGCTTTGGCAACAACCTTATCGACGATTGCGGCATCCGCATTCACTCCGGCAACACGGCCGCCGATACCGAGGGCTGCCTACTGCCCGGTTCGGCCTTCGGGGCAGACGGGGTTAGCGTCACGGCCAGCCGCGTGGCATTCGACCGGCTCTTCCTACTCATCGAGCAGGCGGTGACTAACAACGAACCTATCACGCTCACTATTAAATAAGCTTTTATGAAAGCCATTATCACACTTTTCGTCCTGTGGGTACTTGGCTCCATTGCCACCTTCGCCACGGTGGGCACCAAGTACATCATTCCCTACGCGCTCGCCACGATGGCTCTGTTCGCGCTGGCCGTGTGGCTGGCCAATAAAAAGAATAAGGCTTGAGCGCGTTACTCTTCGCCATCTACACCATCCTGAGCGGGGCGCAGTAGGGTATCATTACTTGGCTGTTTCGGGAGTACGTGCCCACCAAACGACAGGGCTGGATACACGCGGCGCTACACTACAGCGGCGTGCTCATTTACCTGCTGCTCGTGGCCTGGGCCATCTACCTCATCCCTTACCCCTCTCTCTTGGCGGTGGGGGTGCTGCTCTGCGAAGCATCTCTACCTTAGCAGACTTTCTTGTAGGCTTTTCATAGTTTGTGTATTACCTACCCCTTGCGAAACCACTTCTCAAACTGCTCTGCCTTCAGCACCAGCGTGCCAGCGCCGTGCGGCAACTGCACCTGCACCTCATCGCCTTCCCTAGTATAGGTGAGCTGGTAGGACTGGCCGAGGCGAAAGCCGGCAAAGCGGTCAAAGGCCTGTCCGTTGGTTTCGCCGACGTAGATGCGGGTTTCGGTCATGACAGCTAGTTAAGGCAAAAAGAGTGTCTCCACCAGAGCGCAATTGCTGGGCGAACTGTAACAGGCTCGGTGGGTAGGTAAGCACTATCGCGGCGAGCCCGGCTGCTCGCTATGAGCGCTAGGCCCTGCATCGTAGACTTATTGGGTAGCGAGAAATAGGACATAGTTAAAGCAGCCCGCCATATCGTCGAAGGTGTGGGCCTGGGTGTCGCCGATGAAGGTACGTGTTTCGGTAGCCATGGCGCAAAGAAAAGCCGCACTGGTGGACAAGGCTTTCCGACATCTCTGGGTTATAAACAAAAAAAGCCAGCGCTAGAAACACTGGCCTTTCCTCTATATCAATTACTCCGGTTGGTTATTGCTAGGCCAACCGCTTTAAATATAAGCCCCGACCTGCCCGGCCGAGGCTTTTTTGTGGCCATATATGGATGCCACGCACATATCTACACACATACGCCAACAAAAAACCCCCTCAACTGGGTGCTGAGGGGGTTTAAGCGGAGAAGGGGGGATTCGAACCCCCGGTAACCTTTAGAGCTACGGCAGTTTAGCAAACTACTGGTTTCAGCCACTCACCCACTTCTCCGTGTTAGTGGCTTGCTGCGGCATT